AAGGCTGCATTTTTGGTAAATCTGGCATCGGCAAAACCTCACTACTTTGGACACTGGAAGCAACAAGCACACTTTTCTTTGATCTCGAGGCTGGTGATCTGGCTATCGAGGGCTGGGCGGGCGACAGCATTCGCCCCAAAACCTGGCAAGAGTGCCGTGACTTTGCGGTCTTTATAGGTGGACCCAATCCGGCGCTGCGTGAAGATCAGGTTTACAGCCAAAGTCACTATGACGCTGTTTGCGAACGCTTCGGCGATCCAACATCGCTCGATCGTTACGAAACCATCTTTATCGACTCCATCACTGTCGCGGGACGTTTGTGCTTTCAGTGGTGCAAGGGTCAACCCCAGGCATTTAGCGAGCGCAGCGGCAAACCCGATATGCGGGGCGCCTATGGTTTGCACGGTCAGGAGATGATTGCGTGGCTGACGCATCTTCAGCACACACGCAATAAAAACATTTGGTTTGTCGGTATCTTGGATGAACGACTCGACGACTTTAATCGCCGCGTATTCTCGCCCCAGATCGACGGCTCAAAAACCGGCCTAGAGCTACCCGGCATCGTCGATCAGGTGATCGCCATGGCTGAGCTCAAAGACGAGGAAGGCACGCCATACCGGGCATTTATCAACCACACCTTAAACCAGTGGGGCTACCCGGCCAAAGATCGCAGCGGTCGGCTCAACCTACTCGAAGAACCCCACCTTGGTCGATTAATGACCAAGATCAAACGACCCGCCTCGCCGGCACATGAACGACTGCAATTTACTCAGCCGTTACCCACTACCGAATCCACTGAAACAGGAGAAGCCCAATGAGCCTCTGGAACGATTTTAACTCAGCTGACGATCAGCAATCCTACGATGTCATCCCAAAAGGCACTATTGCCGCTGTTCGTATGACCATTAAACCCGGCGGTATCGACGATCCAAGTCAAGGCTGGACCGGTGGCTATGCTACGCAAAGCAATATGACAGGCTCTGTGTACTTGAACTGTGAGTTTGTGATTACCGATGGCCCCTTCGCCAAACGCAAGGTGTGGAGCCTGATTGGCCTGGAAAGTCCCAAAGGGCCCGAGTGGGCCAATATGGGCCGAAGCTTTATCAAAGGCATACTGAATTCATCGCGTGGGCTGCACCCGCAAGACAACTCGCCACAGGCACAACAAGCACGACGCATTGCGGGCTTTGCGGATCTTGATGGCATTGAGTTTGTTGCCAAGATTGATGTCGATAAAGACCAAAACGGTGAGTTAAAAAATATCATCAAAGCCGCTGTCACACCGGATATGAAAGGCTACGCTGAAGCGAAAAGCTCTGCAGCTCAGCATCTAACAACACCAGCGTATGCTCAGCCTGCGACACAACCTGCCCATGTGACTCAGCCCGTGCAGAGCAATCAACAACCAGTACAACCGTCGAGTCCAGTGCCTACGGGTCGACCCAGCTGGGCACAGTAAGGGGAATAGCTCATGATTCTCCGACCACGACAAAAAACCTTCGTCGAGCGCTGCCTTCACGCGCTCGATGAATACGGAAATACCTTGGGGGTGGCGCCTACGGGCGCCGGTAAAACCATCATGCTCTCAGGTACTGCCGGGCAATGGTTACACGAAACAGATGCTAAAGCGTGTGTACTGGCGCACCGAGACGAACTTACGTCGCAAAACCGGGACAAATTTGAACGGGTTAATCCCACTATCAGCACATCAGTATATGACGCCAAGGAAAAGTCATGGCAGGGCCAAACGACCTTTGCCATGGTGCAAACACTGAGCCGCAGCAATAACCTTGAGCAGATGCCGGCACTGGATCTGCTGGTAATTGATGAGGCGCATCATGCCGCGGCCACCAGTTACCGCACCATCATCGATGCAGCTCGCAATCGCCACCCCGACCTGAAACTACTCGGTGTCACCGCCACACCGGGGCGTGGTGATGGCAAAGGCCTGCGCCCCGTGTTCAGCAATGTCGCCGATCAAATCACCCTAGGTGAGCTGGTTCAGGCTGGTCATCTGGTGCCACCACGCACCTTTGTGGTGGATGTGGGTACTCAGAATGCGCTGTCCGATGTGCGCCGCACCGCCGATGACTTCGATATGAATGAAGTCGATGCGATCATGAATCGCACCGTCATTACCGAAGCGGTGATCAATCATTGGCAACAACACGCCAGTAAACGCAAAACGGTGGTGTTTTGTTCAACCATCAATCATGCAGAAAATGTTACGCAAGCCTTCATGGCGGCGGGTATTCCCACCGTTATTGTTCACGGCTCATTGACAACTGCCCAGCGTGAGAAGGCACTGTCGGACTTTGCGAGTAACCAAGCACAGGTCATCGTTAATGTTGCGGTCTTAACCGAGGGCTGGGACCACCCGCCAGTAGACTGCGTTGTACTGTTGAGACCCAGCTCTCATAAATCGACGCTGATTCAAATGGTGGGAAGGGGTTTGCGCACCGTCGATCCCGAAGAACATCCGGGTATCAAAAAGTCCGATTGCCTCGTTCTTGATTTTGGCACCAGTACCTTGATGCACGGATCACTTGAACAGGATGTGAATCTTGACGGGCACGAACACCAGGGTCAGGCACCGAAGAAAACTTGCCCGGAGTGCGAAGCCGAAGTGCCGCTCGCAGCGCAAGAGTGCGGGCTGTGCGGCTTTATCTGGGAACGCCAGGAACGGGATGACGACACTGAGCTCACCGACTTTGTGATGTCAGAAGTCGATCTATTGAAGCGCTCATCATTCCGCTGGTGTGACCTGTTTGGTGATGATGCTGCCTTAATGGCCACGGGGTTCTCAGCCTGGGCGGGTATTTTCTATCTCTATGGTGCCTGGTATGCCGTGGGCGGTGGTAAATCACTGGGAAGCCATTTATTAGCTGTTGGGGATCGCACCGTTTGCTTGGCGGCTGCCAACGACTGGCTCAACGAGCACGAAACAGAGGAAACCGCGCTTAAATCGCGTACCTGGTTGAACCAAGCAGTGACTCAACCTCAGCTTCGCTATTTGCCTAAAAACTATCAAACCGACTTCGGTCTGACCCGGTACCAGGCATCCTGCTTGATCACCTTCCGGTTTAACCGCCGCGATATTCAACAGCGCATCTTTGATGCCGCCAAACACAAGGAGGCCGCATGAATGTTATGTGCCATTTGTGGCCGCGAGGGGCGCGGTTTCTGTTGGATAACACCCTACCGCAACAACGGCAAACGGGTGTTCAAACGCTTTTGCTCAATGCATTGCCAAGACATCCATCAACAACGCTTCAAGGCATCAGGAGGTCACGTGAACGATCCAACCCATAACGAAAATGCAGCTGTTGTCGCGGTCCTGCCGGTGCTCGGTGAATACGTAGCTTCACTCGGCATGGAGCGACCACTCGCGGATTATTCCCGGGATGAAATCTTGCAACTGATCAACGTTGTCCTCGAAGGCTATTTTGAGCACTTGCGGGCAAACACGCCTGATGACGTGCCATTTTAGGAGGACGCTATGTTGGACTTTAATTCCCAATCCAATCTAAGCGAGCGCATCACCGGTTTTATCGATGCGGCGCTTGCGAGTGAGCGAGAGGCTGAAACACCGCGTGACTATCTCGGGGCTTCGCGCCTCGGGGTAGCTTGTGAACGCGCTTTGCAATACGAATACCTACAGGTACCCGTTGATTCAGGTCGTGAATTTTCCGGCAAAACATTACGCATCTTTGAAGCCGGTCATGTGTTTGAGGACCTCGCTATCCGTTGGCTACGTCAAACGGGCTTTACCCTCTACACCGAGAATAGCCAAGGCGAGCAGTTCGGTTTTTCCGTCGCTAACGGCCGCATCCGTGGTCATGTCGATGGCGTTATTACCGCGGCGCCCGAGGCACTAGGCTTGCGCTTTCCCATGCTCTGGGAGTGCAAGAGCCTCAATAACCAATCGTGGAAAGATACGGTCAAAAAGGGTGTGGCTAACTCCAGGCCGGTGTATGCCACCCAGATGGCGATTTATCAAGCCTACATGGAATCGACCATCGAAGGTATCTCCGAAAATCCGGCGCTGTTTACTGCCATCAACAAAGATACCGCCGAGCTCTACTTTGAGCTGGTGCCGTTCGACGCGGCGCTGGCACAGAAGGCTTCCGATCGTGGTGTACGTATTTTAAGTGCGAGCGAGGCCCACGAGTTACTGCCGCGTGCAGCGACTGACCCTTGCCACTTCACATGCAAGTTCTGCGCGTGGCAAGACCGCTGTTGGAGGGAGACATGATGAGTAATATCGTCTGGCTCGACTTCAACGATGCCGCCGACCAAGTAGAGGAAGCGTCGCAACCGCTCGACACCCGGCAAATCAAAGCCAGGCTGCACGAACGGCTTCACGGCGTACTTGCAGAATTGCTCCCGCAGGGCATTGAGCGCGGTAACCAATTCCTGGTAGGTGATCTCGATGGCAATCGTGGTAAGAGCCTTGTTGTTGAACTGTCAGGCCCAAAGATCGGCATGTGGATCGACTTTGCGACCAATGATCGTGGCGACATCCTTGATCTCTGGGGACAGGTGCGCGGGTTTAATCGACACACCCAGTTCCCTGAGCTTATTGCTGACGTCACCCAATGGCTTGGTGATTCACCGCGAATATTTCAGCCCAAAAGGCAAGCTCCCAAACCACCGACCGACGAACTCGGTCAGTACAGCTATAAATGGGATTACACCGATGCCAACGGCAAATTACTGGCGTGCGTCTATCGCTACGACACACCCGAAGGCAAAGAGTATCGGCCCTGGGATGTACTTGCGCGCAAAATGGCAGCGCCCAACCCGCGGCCATTGTATAACCAACTAGGACTCAAAACTGCGAGTCATGTCGTGTTAGTTGAAGGCGAAAAGGCCGCTGACGCGCTCATCCAGCAAGGCATTGTCGCCACCACGGCAATGAATGGTGCTAGTGCGCCCACTGACAAAACCGACTGGTCGCCCTTAGCTGGCAAACACTTAGTCATTTGGCCTGATAATGATCCAGCGGGCTATGAGTATGCGAGCGCGGCTGCGCAGGCCTGTCAAACCGCCAAGGCCAGTGGTGTCAGTGTTCTGCGTATTCCGCCAAGCAAACCAACAAAATGGGATGCTGCAGATGCCGTGGCCGAAGGTATCGACTGTGCGGCGTTTATAGCCTCAGCAGAGCAAGACGAACGTGCGATTGAATGCAACGAACTTCCCATCTTTAGCCTCGGTGAATTGTTGGATGACAACTCGCCGCTTCCCGATGACATCATTGCACCGAGGGTACTAACACCGGCCGGCATGCTGGTATTTGGTGGTGCACCTAAAGTCGGCAAAAGTGACTTCTTGTTGTCGCTACTCACCCATATGGCAGCGGGCAGTGAATTCCTCGGAATGATGCCACCACGGCCATTGCGGGTGTTCTACCTGCAAGCCGAGGTTCAATACCACTACCTAAGAGAACGTGTGAAGGAGATACAACTTCCCGCCTCACGGCTGCATCAAGCACGAGAAAACTTTGTTGCCACACCTCAGCTTAGATTGATCCTCGACGAGGACGGTATCAACCAAATCGTGCCCGTGATGCAGCGAGCCTTTGCTGGCCAACGACCCGATATTATTGCGATCGATCCGATCCGCAACGTGTTTGACGGCGGCGATGGCGGCGGTGAAAACGACAACGGGGCCATGATGTTTTTCCTGTCCCAGCGGGTTGAGAAGCTGCGGCACAGCGTTAACCCTGAGGCCGGCATCATTCTCGCCCACCACACCCGCAAGCTTGGCAAGAAGCAGTTTGAAGAGGATCCCTTTCAAGCACTGGCCGGCGCAGGCAGTCTGCGCGGCTACTACACCACGGGTATGTTGTTGTTTCGACCCGATGAATCTCGTTCTATCCGCCAGCTCATTTTTGAGCTTCGTAACGGCCCAGCACTGCCCACCTTCAACCTCGACAAATCCGACGGGCAGTGGCGCAAAGTGGACGTCTGTGAGCGACTGGTCAACCAAAAACACGGAGAACGGCTCGATGCAGAACGACGCCGCAAACAAGACATCATTTTACTGACCCTCTTCGAGGAAGCTGCGCAAGGGCGCGTGTACACCGCCAATCAATTTGCAGAGGCCTTCGAGGGCAAAGCAGGTCTTGGCGCCAATCGCACCATCAACGAGCGCATCGCTGTGCTTGCCACCAAGGGTTACATCAAGTTTTGCAAAGTCCCAGAGCCCTATGGTCTACCAACACTCGTGCGCAGCAAATACGGCTATCTCGTTGTAGAGCTAATGACCATACCCGGTGCTGACCACATCAATTCCGATACGGGTGAAGTTACCACCACACAAATTTCGGTACTGCCAACCCATTACAAATGCCCCCAAACCGGCGCGGCACTGCCGGTCGAAAACCCCACAATTTGGATCTACCCAGAGGAAAATTCACTATGACCTGCCTACCAATTTACCCTGTAAAACCACCCGCTGAAGTTCTGCAATCTGGACCAGATTGCTGCAATCTGCAATCTGCCTGCAAACTCAATTCCAATAAAATCAATTACTTATTTCAGTTTGCAGATTGCAGACGTCAGATTGCGGAAAGGGTCTGCAATCTGGGGTCAACCCTCATTAAATCAATGGGTTACAAGTCAATTCCAGATTGCACGCAGACCCCCTTATACCTTTGGTATAACAACCAACTGACGTTCCTCACGTCAGTCAGTTGGTTAGCTCGACAGCCGTCGATTTTTGTTGCGGCACTAGATCGGGTTTGGTCGAAAAGCGGGAGGACTGTGTGATGAATGCAGTGAACTTTCGTGTCGTACCATTGGCCGGCAAAAAGATCCGGTTTAAGCAACAAACTTATCTGTTGGTTGGCTCAGCTCCCTATCACAAAGAAAACGGTGAGCTCTCTGTCATTCTCACGTGGCAAACAGAATGTCCTGAGTGTGGTGAACGCTTTGAGACTACTTCGGCTCTCGTGACGAAGTACCTGACGCGTCGGTGCAAAAAACATCGCAAGGCAGGCCACCCCGTCTCCGTCAAATCAAAAAAGCTGAGGGCTGCTCATGTGTAACTCAGCCATTCTCACACTCGACCTAGGCACTCAAACCGGCTGGGCACTGACTTGCGGTGATCGAGACATCATCAGCGGCAGCGAGTCATTTAAGCCAAACCGATTTGAGGGCGGTGGCATGCGCTACCTGAGGTTCAAGCGCTGGCTGACCGAGCTGAAAAACACGACCGATGGCATCGATGCCGTGTACTTCGAAGAAGTTCGTCGCCACGCCGGTGTCGATGCCGCCCATGCCTACGGCGGCTTCATGGCTCACCTGACTGCGTGGTGTGAGCATCACCACATTCCCTACCAAGGTGTGCCGGTCGGCACCATCAAAAAACACGCTACCGGCAAAGGTAACGCCGGCAAACCCGACATGATCCAGTCAGCTCAGGCGCGAGGCCACTCACCCGTCGACGACAACGAAGCTGACGCCATTGCCCTGTTGTACTGGGCTATCGAAACACAGGAGATTTAACGTGAATACATCCACACCACGCTATCGTAGCCCACTTGGTAAACTACAAATCAATGACAAGCCGGACCCTGAACTCGTCAAAAAGCAGGGATGGAAGGAACAGAAAATTCTCGTGATCTCG